TAGTAGTATGCTCCGAGAAAAGAGCAAAAAAAGAAATCAATAAAAGGAGGAAACTGAATCCCTTGAAAAAAGTCTCTTAAGAAGAATATCAACATGCCTAAAAGAAAATAAAGAATCAGGAAGGACATCTTCTGGCAATAATTTTTCTTCCCTTACTTTCCTTTGTGCTTCACTATCATAATCTAAAAACCTGTCATTGACACATTCACCCCATCCTTTAACAACACTTTCAAACTCAGTTAAGTCATAAGGGTTCATCAATGACAGTGGAGTCTTAGAAAAATCATAGTGTTTTGACATATAACGAGCCATCAAAATAATCCCGACTGGATTGTATACTTTATCAATAGCAAGTCCTTTCGACACCCAACTCTTTATCAACCTAATAGGTTCAAGTATTCGTATTAACCCTCTCATCCTTTTGACTTCCATTTCATCAGTCTGGATAAGCAAGTCTCCAGTATATGCAGACTCATCTTGGAGAAAATGCTCTATATCTTCCTCTAAGTCCAATTTCTCAAAGTCTATATCATCGAGATTGATTGTATAACTTAATTCATCAGGATCATCATCATCATCTCCTAATGTCAAACTAACCTCTTCTGACCATTGACTACTAGACATTGAAGTCACATTGCTATAACCCTCTGAAGTCTCTTCTATGCCATCTAAGTTCAAAATATTACTAGGATTAATTAACGCAAGCAATTCATTGAACATAAATAAATCAACAGAGATCTTTGCTCGATTCATTATTAATGAATAGGCTGCTGGTGGTATTGCTGCTGGTAATCCCTTCATGAAGTTCTCTAAAAGCCCTGAGGCAATTATAGGATTTATAAATAGTTTGTGTTGAGCAGACTTATACCATACATTCCCAACAGCTTGTAATGCTTGATACCTTATATCCTTCAAAGTATGATATGCATGTGCAAGCAAAAACCGCGGATTCTCTTCATCAGCTTGTGCCAATGCTCGAAAGCCATTAGCTTGGACTGAGATTAAAAATTCCTGGTTTATTGGCTGCCTTGTGCGGAGACCAGTTCTTAACATGCAATTCTTATATACAATACAAGGTACATTAGGCTTACCCCACTCAAAACCTGATTCAGTCTTAAACAGAACTAAACTGCGTGTGTGGCTAACTTGTTCTGTCTTAAATCTCATCCCACATCTTAATAACTCCTTTGTGACCTCTTCCATCATTATTTTTAGAACATGGCGCTGTGTGATTGATGTTTCTAAGATGTACTCCTGCTTCTCCCAAAACACTTCTAAACGAGCACAATCTAGTCCGAAATTAAATGTAACTCTAAGATCTCCCTCATAAAGTTTAGTTTCTTCATTGTATACTTGGAGACAATAAGCATCATATTGTTTTCCTGAGTATGCCCTTCTATTTGCTTGGAGCTGTAAAATCCCCATATATCCTTTAATATCATACAACAACAAGGCCATACACTGTATTTCAGGATCAACTGATATAACACCTTTTGATCTAAATTTCTCCACCCACTCCATCAGTGTTTTGTCCTCAAAATATAATGCTTTTAGCCAGTCATGAGGATCCTGCTCATTCACTTTACACCATCTCCAGACTTCAATACAGAGACGTGTAGCAGCAAGATTTAACTGGTCACCTACATTTTCTCTTTGTGAATACAGAGAAACTGCCTTTAACACTTCTTTTTTTGGTCTTACCTTTATAGTCTTTATTAATGACATACTCTTTAACCAGTAACTACAGATAGATTCAGCAGTCCCCTCCACATTCCCTTGAACAATGACCACACGTGACTTCCCACTCTTATAAAGTAAAGGAGCAATTCTTTTTAACACAGCAGGATTACTAATATCAAGGCCTAATTCTCTATACACACCATCTCTCATCACCTGCAAATCAGTTGATAATGAATCAGGGAAATAGGAACTGTCTAATACATCCCCTACTTCATCCACAGTTTTAGCATATTTGTAACCTATCACTGCTGTTATGGGGTTTTGGATTGCTTGATCCCGTTCCCTTACTGTGAATGTTCTGGCCACTTTTGCTCTATGCACTTGTCGTGAGTTGATAATCTCACACCTAACCTCATTCAAAAAATCTTTCCATGCATACTCTTTTGAAAAAGTACAACTTACCAGAGTATTAAATAATTCAAGATCACTTGGTGTAGGATTGTACATAGTTGCAAATGAATCTGCTGCTGCCAAGACTTCTCTAAATGTAATCCATTCTCCATCATAGCGACAAACTTTCATATGCTGTTTTGCCTGCATTCTGAATCTTAGTTGCAAAGGTGACTGCATTGTCATAGCTGTTACTATACTGGGGTCATTTAACTTACGTACCAAATACACCAATAAGTTATCTCGACCACGAGGAATTATATAATCATAAWCAGGATGCTGTTCAGTCCATAAATGTAGGTATTTTGACGAATATTGATCATAGAATTCAAACTCAGACTTTGGTGTGAAAACCTTCCATTGTACTTTTCCAACAAAACTAAACTCTCCTAATCTGTCATGTTGAAACACATCTTCTGACAAACTCATTAAAAACTTAAAGAGACCTAGAACATATTTGTCTGATTCTTTTTTAGTGTGCCTATAAGAATAGAAAGCCCTCTTTAACACATTCTTATCAGACATCCCTATACCCGCAGTGCTTAATTCCATTATTGACATAGACCCATCACCACCTAACGGAATAGGTATATTTTCACGAGCTGTCTTCAAAAAAGCACAAGGGTTGTTTACCATTCCCGCAGCAGTGCCATACAATCGTTCTACCTTACTAGTGCACAAAACCACAGCCAATTGTGCCAACTGTGGGGATGCTCCCATATCCATAGCTTTCACACACCTACTTTGAGCCGCAGCTAGATCATCAAAATAACCTAAACCAGGTAAATCAGACAATGAACCTAATAAAATCTTGACAAATGGAACTGATACTGCACAACCCTCAAAAAAAGTAGACAAAAATTCGGCATTAGTCGGTGATACTGTTGTTTTCTTTGGTGAAATTCTAATTGAACCCATTAATAATATGTGTTCATGCAAATTAAACATACTTTTCCACATTTCTTGGTTGACTGCAAACCAGTGTAGATTACCTGCTTGGATTTGATAAGACACATATGAATACCAATCTGTACCATCATCAACAGGCTCTAAATACCCATAAATAAATAATGCATCATCTGAGTGATGCGCAAACTCGAAAAAGCAATCTAACTCAGGATATAAAGCATTCCATACTCGTTTAAATAATAAGGAAATCGCTACCCCAAATAATGATGAACATTTGTTCAAGTTTCCTTGTAGCCAATTACCCTTCACTTCAGCTGAAACTTTATTTGGAAAAAAGCTAACAAAGTCTTCTACCTTGTCAGACAGTGTTGGCATATCATCTATATACTTATGAAGCTTTCGTGACATAAAAAATTCAGTACTAAAAATGTTCCGTAAGGCATCAACAACACAATGCTTAATTTTCTTATCTTGCAATCCATCATATAAAGCCTCTGTGAACCTACGAAATTTTGCTGAATTATCACCAGGTGACCATTTTGTCGCATCTGCACTCACATACATGAGTTTTCTTTTGAACTTTATAACTTGACCTAGACTAGATTGGATCTCACTCTCACCTGAAGCCCATCTCAATGCCTTCTCAAGTGCAGACTGTATGTTTAATATTTTCCGTTCTCCACCATATGAGATATATTCTTCTGGAACAACTTTTGCAATAGCATCATAATAATCTTCTATTATTTCTAAGCGAACACGAGTCGGTAATGTTGTTATAAAAAAACCACGATCAGCTTCAGTTCTTTGATATTTTCTAACTATCCTTGCTTGTGCCTTATGGTGTCGAGTTCTTTCATACATTTCTATTAGTGACGGATTATTTTGTGATTGATTTAAAAATCGAATTGCCTCAATTAAAGTCACACTTGCTTGTAAGTGACCATCTTCTTGCAGTGAACCTGACATCCCTTTCAGGCTAATGTTTCTAGTCTGGCTAAAATAGGGTTTATCCCAGTACTTGTTCATAATATTGGATGCCATCACCTGTGACTTTGCATGTAAATAATGATTCAACTCTTGAGCACCTAATTCAACTACCTCCTGACAAAATAATTGTTGTTCTACTTCAACAGTCCTGTTGCAAATCTCATCAATAACATAACCTTCTTCTATTATATAACTGCCATATTTTTGCTCCTTTTCTTTAAACTTCCTTGCCCACTCAACAGTTTCCAAATGGATTTTTGCCTCTTCAGTTAAGTTTCCATGTAATCCCTTCTCAAACAGAAAAAAACAAGTCGTTGCCTCTGAGATCAAACTCCTGTAATGCTTATAAACAACCCTAGTCATTAATGAAGGATACACACCACTCGCTCCCACAGTGGATTGGTCTACTGTTAAACCCATCAGTCTAACTTTAGAGTAAAACCTAACTTTATTGTTCTGTGCCAAGCTGACTAATAATGTTTTAATACTCACATAAATATATACTTCTAAGGAACTCTTAAACGGCCTCTCAAACAGTTTTTTTACTAAAGGTACAAAACCTGAATACAAAGAAGTGACCGATGGTATCAGATATCGGAGATTATCAAACAATGCACAGACTTTCATCTTCTGAGAAACACATAATAACAGATGATAAGCAAACACAGATCTTAAAGCATGCTGTAATGGGAAATGCCCTTGATCTTCTACATAATACTGAAACCATGTTGCTGTTGCTAACAGTGTTTTTTCAAATGCAATATTCAATGAAAGTAACCTATTGAGGTCTAAGCTCATCAATTTACTGAAGCACCACTGTGTACCATCGATATCAAGTACAGAGTCCAAATTATCATGGTCTATCAAACCAATTCCATCCTTAAAGACAGTGATAAATCTTATAAATGACCCTGCAACCTCCAATGACTTTGATGGCAATATGAATAACATACAGCTACCATGAGAATATCCATGTATAGACCAGTATTTTGATCTCCTCAAACCTGCATGGGCAATAAGACTTTCACTCAAGTCTCTTATTAAATGACCTATATGCCAAGCTGCAGTTTTCTTCACAATGTTTATTAAATACCTGTGCATTTCATTCTCATAAAACTTCTGAAACATATTATCAACTCCTGTGCTCTTTTTAGGTTGTGGCACTCCATATGTTGTCTCCCCCACATTAACCTCTAGGCTTGATAATATTTTTTCGATTAATTTACAACTAGTATTCTGATCAATCTGGCTGGATATATCGATACTGTCTATAACCTCACCAAAAATTCCCTTTTCATGATTTTTCGACACCATGTCTAGAAGTCCCCGAGATTGTGGGCATAAACTTGATAAGTTTAACTTAAAAGTCCCTGGCTCTTTGACTGATACTGTTTGGTGAAAATGTGATTTTGGACTATAAAAGTTTATTAAGTCCTCCTTATCCAAAGTCACATATTTATATGCCATATCCAGTACAAGCCTTTGAAGTGGTGTTTGAACGTCACCTTTCAATAACTCAAAACAGCCAGTCTTAGTATCATACTGATCAGATGCAATAGTAGAGGGCATGTATGGACCCTGTATTGTTGTCTGAACTAATAAGAAATTCCGTGGTTTCCTTGATTTACTATAGTTCAATACATGAGCCTTCTCTTCTTCCTCAAAGACAGAAAAGACTTTTGAGCCCTTTACTTCATGAAAAACAAAGTCATGGGTTAGAGTTAACCATTCCTTACAATAATCTATCAGCCTTTGAATATTAGGTTCACATAAAGGTTGTGCACGGTAATCAGGCACGTCAAATAATCTAGTTTTGGGCCCCCCAATATGAAATTTAAGATTAAACATGGCCTCTAACGTACTTCTCTCATCATTCTTTATTAGATGCTCACGTACATAATTTATATCTGCTTGGATCATTCGCATGGTCTGAACAACACCTTCACTTCTCTGGCTGGGCCATTGTGTTGAGATGTTAGAGCCATCAGTTCTCACCGCAACCACATCGAATTTGATCTGAAATGCTTCTTGAATATTACCTTTTTCTGCCTCCTGACGCAGTAATCTCTCTATAAAATCGAGCCCTGCTTGATATTTTAATGTCTTTTCCCTAATCCCCTTTGCAACATCTGCTGTGACTGTAACTTCAACAAACTCAATTAACTTCCCTGTGATTTTATAATTATCTGGTGTCATCTTAAAAAATGATTTCAAAATCTGCCCTGATGCGCTTCCTGGTATGATTTTTCTCTCCATTGATCGTATTACTTCATTTGGTACTCCTGCCATAAGCAGGACATGACCTATTGGCTGTTCTCGGTCCTTATTATCAGACCAATCATGTTTAATCATCTGGTCAACCACATCATGCCTGGCTGCATACAACCTATCCAACAAATCCAAACACTCTACAGCTGATACATTACCAGGGACAAGGTCCCTTATTCTCCTTCGAATATCTGTATACTTTTCCATTTTGTAGTAGACTTCTCTATCTCGGAGTCTACTACTA